TTTCAAAGAACATTAGAAGATTGGGCAAAGTTTAATATTAATAATAGAACAAAACACGATGCATCGATAAGTTCAGGCTTAGCATTGATGGCATGTAACAAGCATAGGTACGCGCCGGGTCCTAAAAGAGAAAGACCGTTACCGGTTGATTTAGGAATTAAAAAGTACGACAACAAAGGTTCAATATCAAAAATAATAAGTTAAATGAGTATATATACTAACACAAACAGCGCTTTTCCTAGTCAAGTAGTAAGTGACGCAGAAAAAGCAAGTTTGGAATATGGTACGCAAGTTGGGCAGGCTATTGAATACGAATGGTTTGGTCAAGGTCGAACCAACGGTAATAGATATTTAACTAGTTGGAATCAATTTCACCAATTAAGATTATATGCTCGAGGAGAGCAATCAATACAAAAGTATAAAGATGAGCTGTCAATTAATGGCGATTTGTCTTATTTAAACTTAGACTGGAAACCTGTGCCTATATTATCTAAATTTGTAGATATAGTGGTTAATGGTATTTCATCTAAGTCTTATGATATAAAAGCATATGCACAAGATCCTCAATCAATAAAGAAAAGAACAGATTATGCTTCTATGCTTTATGAGGATATGGTAGCTAAAGATTATTTAGATAGTTTAAAACAAACATTAGGAATTGATTTATACCAAACACCTAATATAGATACAATACCAGAGTCTAAAGAAGAGCTTGAACTTCATATGCAATTAAGCTACAAGCAATCAATTGAAATAGCAGAAGAAGAAGCTATATCGTCTGTACTTGCTCAAAACAAATACGATCTTACTAGGAAAAGATTAAACATGGATTTAACTGTTTTAGGGATTGCTATTGCTAAAACAGGCTTTAATACTGCAGAAGGTGTAACAGTTGATTATGTAGATCCAGCTTATGCCATTTATTCTTACACAGAAGATCCAAACTTTGATGACATATATTATGTAGGCGAAGTAAAATCTATAACAATTCCTGAACTTAAAAAAGAATTTCCTAACATATCAGAAGAAGAACTTGCTAGAATTCAAAAAATGCCAGGCAATAGCCAGTATGTAACTGGTTGGGGTAATTACGATAAAAATACAGTGCAAGTTTTATACTTTGAATACAAAACATATCACAATCAAGTATTCAAAATAAAGCAAACAGAACAAGGATTATTAAAAGCTTTGGAAAAGCCAGACACATTTAATCCACCAGAAAATGATAACTTTGAAAGGGTATCAAGATCTATTGAGGTGTTATATACAGGAGCAAAAGTATTAGGTAACAACGATATGCTCAAGTGGGGGTTGGCAGAAAATATGTCAAGACCAGTAGCTGATACAACTAAGGTTGAAATGAATTATGCTATATGCGCACCTAGAATGTACAAAGGAAGAATTGAATCTATTGTAAGCAAATGTATCGGCTTTGCAGATATGATTCAATTAACTCATTTAAAACTGCAGCAAGTTTTATCTCGTATGGTACCAGACGGTGTATACTTAGATATGGACGGGCTTGCAGAAGTTGATTTAGGTAATGGCACAAACTACAATCCCGCGGAAGCACTTAATATGTATTTCCAAACAGGTTCTATTGTAGGTAGATCACTTACACAAGACGGTGATATGAATGCTGGTAAAGTGCCTATCCAAGAACTTAATAGCTCAAGCGGTCAAGCTAAAATTGCAGCACTTATACAAACGTATCAATATTATTTACAAATGATACGTGATGTAACGGGCTTAAACGAAGCAAGAGACGGCACAGCAATGGATAAGAATTCGCTCGTAGGACTGCAAAAGATGGCCGCTAACGCGTCCAATGTTGCTACTAGACATATTAATCAGTCTAGTCTTTATATAACGCTTAAACTAGCTGAAAACATTGCTCTTAAAATAGCAGATGCTTTAGAATTCCCACTTACAAGAAGTGCATTACAAAACTCTATATCAACGTTTAATATAAAAACTTTAGACGAGGTTATAAATTTAAACTTGCATGACTTTGGTATATTTTTAGAGCTAGAACCAGATGACGAAGAGCTAGCTCAGCTTGAAAACAACATTCAAGTTTCACTGCAACAAGGAAGTTTAGATTTAGAAGACGCTATAGATTTAAGACAAATTAAAAATCTTAAGTTAGCAAATCAAATGCTTAAAGTAAAACGTAAAGCAAAAGCTAAACAAGATCAAGTTAACCAACAGGCAAATATTGCGGCGCAAGGAAAATCTCAAGCAGACACCGCGGAAAAAACAGCTATGGCTGAAGTACAAAAGCAAGAAGCTATAATGGGAGCTAACGTGCAATTTGAGCAATCTAAAAATCAAATGGAAATACAACGTATGGAAATTGCAGCGCAATTAGAAGCGCAAAAAATGCAAACAAAATTTCAGTACGATATGCAGCTTAAACAATTAGATGTTCAAACAATCCAACAAAAAGAAGGAGCAATTGAAGATCGTAAAGATAATCGTAGCAAAATGGAAGCTACGCAGCAAAGCGAATTAATAAGTCAAAGAAAAAACGATGGCTTACCAATAGACTTTGAAAATCAGCCTGAACAAGGCATGCAAGCTTTCATGTAGAAAGTAACAACTATTTAATTATATTATATTATGTCAGAAGTAAAAACAAATGAACCTGTTAAACAGGAAGGCGAGTTTAAAATTAAAAAGAAAACTCCAAAAAAATTAACAACAAAAGATGATGGACCAATTAAGGTAAATATTAAAGAGCCTTTAATTGAATTACCACCAGATGTTACAAAAGTAATAATACCTAAACAAGAATACGATGCCATTCAAATCGGAGAAACAGAGAAGGTATCTGTGGAAGAATCATCCGGAGATAGCGCAGAGATGGGAGAACCTATACAAGAGCCCAACGAAACTACTGAAGGGTTTTCTCCAATCAAAGAAGTAACTGAGGAAGAAGTTAAAGAAGTTGAAGCTCAAGTAGAGAAAGCAGTGCAAGATGAAAGAATTCTTGGTAAAGCTTTACCTGAAAACATTGAAAAGCTTGTTTCGTTTATGGAAGAAACAGGTGGGACAATAGAGGACTATGCAAGACTTAACGCGGACTATTCTAAAGTAGATGACGTTACATTATTAAAAGAGTATTATAAAAAAGAAAAGCCTTATTTAGAAGGCGAAGATATAGATCTCATTTTAGAAGACTTTGTTTATGACGAAGACGTTGATGAGGAAAAAGATATGCGCAAAAAGAAAATTGCGTTTAAAGAAGAAGTTGCAAAAGCCAAAAGCTATTTAGAAGAAACTAAGAGTAAATATTACGACGAGATCAAGTTGAGACCGGGTGCTACTCAAGAACAACAAAAAGCTATGGACTTTTTTAACCGATATAATAAGCAGCAAGAAACAGCTGAGCAACAACACGCACAATTTAAAGAAAGTACTAAAAATCATTTTGGCAATAATTTCGAAGGTTTCGATATTAAAGTTGGTGAAAAAAATTACAAGTACAACATTCAAAATCGTGATAAAGTTGCAGAAAGCCAATCAAACATTAACAACCTTGTCGGGAAGTTCCTTGACGCAGATGGCAATGTTAGTGACACAAAAGGTTATCATAAAGCTATGTACGCTGCTGAAAATGTAGATAAGATTGCCGCTCATTTTTATGAGCAAGGAAAAGCTGACGCGGTTAAAGACGTTGTAAATAGCTCAAAAAACTTAAGTAGTACTAAAGCTAGAGCTACTCAAGGAGATATATTTATAAATGGATTAAAAGTTAAAGCAATATCAGGAGCTGATTCTACAAAACTAAAAATTAAAACAAAAAAATTTAACTAAAACAAAAAAAAATTATGGCTTTAACTCCTCAATTTGGTAGTTTAATACCTTCGCAGGCTCAACAACTCCTGCCTAGTAACTACCTACAATTTAACAACGGTGCAAATGATTTTGCACAACAATACCTTCCTGAGGTATACGAACAAGAAGTAGAGCGTTATGGAAACAGAACGTTGTCTGGCTTTTTAAGAATGGTTGGCGCTGAAATGCCAATGACATCTGATCAAGTAATTTGGTCTGAACAAAATAGACTGCACATCTCTTATCAAAACGTTTTGACTGGAGCGATTGGTGGTACTGCTAATCAGCTTACTATTCCAGTTGGAGCTACTATTGTAAATGTTATTTCAATAAATGATACTATTGTTATACTTGATCCCGCTTCTGGGGCTGAAGCAAAAGCTTTAGTAACTGCTTCAAACACAGCAACTGGTGTTCTTACTGTTGTGCCTTACGCACCAGTAGCTCAAACAATAGTTGCTACTTTTGGAGCTGGTAACGCAGGGCTAAAAATATTCGTTTATGGTTCTGATTACGCTAAAGGTTCTAACTTAGCAGGTGTAGCTGCAGGGGCTGGTGCTCAAAACGCTAACACAAGAGTTTCTATAACTCCTTCTTTTACACAATATTCCAATTCGCCAATTATTATTCGTGATCAATTTGTGATCAATGGATCTGATATGGCTCAAATTGGATGGGTTGAAGTTGCAACTGAAGACGGAACTTCTGGATACTTATGGTATTTAAAAGCTGAATCTGAAACACGTTTACGTTTTGAAGATCACTTAGAAATGGCTATGGTAGAAGGTGAGTATAATCAAATTGCTGGAACTATAGGTACAAATCCTGGAACTGAAGGTTTATTTGCTGCTATTCAATCTCGTGGAAATGTAGAAGTAGGATTTACTGCTGCTGCTGGACTTGACGAATTTGATGCTATCCTTAAGAATTTAGATACTCAAGGAGCAATTGAAGAAAACATGTTATTCTTACAGAGACAAACATCTCTTGATTTTGACGATATGTTAGCTTCTATTTCTGGTGGATTCGCTGGAGGTACTGCTTTTGGATTATTTGAAAATTCTGAAGAAATGGCTTTAAATCTTGGATTTTCAGGATTTAGAAGAGGTTCTTATGACTTTTACAAAACAGATTGGAAATACTTAAATGACGCTTCTACAAGAGGTGGAATTGTAGGTATCAATTCAATTGAAGGTGTATTAGTACCTGCTGGAACTTCTACAGTATACGATCAAGTATTAGGAACTAACATCAGAAGACCTTTCTTACACGTAAGATATAGAGCTTCACAATCTGATGATAGAAGAATGAAATCTTGGTTAACTGGTTCTGCTGGTGGCGCATTTACATCTACTTTAGATGCTATGGAAGTAAACTTCCTATCTGAAAGATGTTTAGTAACACAAGCTGCTAATAACTTTGTATTATTCAAAGGAATCTAATTGATTCAACATTAATGTAATTCTTACCCTCGTTAAACTGACGGGGGTAATTATTACTTTTATAACTATTTAATTTTATTATATTATGGCTAAACAAGCTAAAGCAAAACAAATTGAGGTTGCGCCTCAAGAAGAAGTGGTAACAAAAGTTGCTGCTCCAGTAAAACCTACAAAACCAACGTGGGAAATTAAAGATAGAATGTATTTTTTAATGGGTTCAAAAAACCCACTTACACTAACAATACCAGGTAAGCACACTAGAAAACACGCTCTTTTATATTTTGATGAAAAAACTGGAAAACAAAGAGAATTAAGATATGCTACAAATCAAGACTCACCTTTGGTCGATGAACAAAAAGGAGAAGTAACTATGGGGCATATAAGATTTTCAGATGGTATTTTAAATGTTAATAAAACACAGCAGAATTTGCAAAAATTATTATCATTATATCATCCTTTAAAAAATAAAATATACCAAGAATACAGTGCAATTGAAAATGCTGAAGATGAATTGGATGTTTTAGATTTACAAATTGACGCTTTAAATGCAGCGAGAGCTATGGATATAGACCATGCTGAAGCAATAATGAGAGTAGAAAAAGGATCTGCCGTAAACACAATGAGCTCTAAAGAAATTAAAAGAGACTTAATGTTGTTTGCAAAAAATGAACCTGCACTATTTATAAATTTAGCTAATGATGAAAATGTTCAGCTTAGAAACTTTGCAATTAGAGCATCTGAATTAAGTATAATTATGCTATCGCAAGATCAAAGAACCTTTACTTGGGGATCAACCGGTAGAAAACTAATGAATGTTCCTTTTGATGAAAACCCTTACTCAGCGTTTGCGGCTTTCTTAAAAACAGACGAAGGTGTGGAAATCTATAAATCTATAGATAAAAAACTATAAAAACAAGTGATACTATATATAGGCGGTTTCGGCCGCCTTTTTAGTATATAAAAATAAACAAATGGCAGTAAGCGTAAATACAGTATATCAAACAGTCTTGTATATTATAAACAAAGAGCAAAGAGGTTATATAACACCTTCAGAGTTTAGCAGTTTAGCAGCACAAGTGCAAAGTGAAATATTTATGACTTATTTTCCAGACGGAAATCAAGTTAATCGTTTAAACCAAAACAATACACAAAACAACACAGAGTTTTTCGACATGTTTAAAGACATATCTTATAAGCTTTATCCTTTTGAAAAGGAAGCAGCGTTTTCTTATGACGCTACCAGCGACGGCTTTTATTATAATGGAGCGGGTGCTATATATAAATTAGGTGAAATTATTTCTACATACAACACCTCAAATCCTACATACAACTCAATAACTCAGTTAACTAGCAAAAGCGATTACTCAGAAATAACTAGGTCAAAATTAACTACGCCTAATGTTAGTTATCCTATTGCTTATACTACAAATGCAATTATTGCACCAGCAATTTTAAGTCAGCTTTTGGTAAAAGTTTCGCCAGTTCCTAATGTTTTAAATATAAATTGTTTATTTGAACCAACTAATCCCGTGTGGGATTTTACAGTTGGAGCGTTAGGTCAATTTTTATTTAACCCAGTTGGAGGGGTAGGTTCAAGTAGTACTGATTTTGAATTAGATATTTCGGAAAAAAACAATTTAGTAACAAACATTTTAAAGTATTGCGGTATTATTATAAACGATCCTACAGTTATACAAGTAGCCGAACAAGAATCACAGCAAGCATCAAATAACGTAAAATCATAGTAAAGAATGGGTTTAATAACTGAAACAAATCAACAATATTACCAAGGAGCCCAGGGATTTTTATCTGCTACTGGCGCTGTTAATGAGAAATTTCCAACCACATTTGATACAAATTTAATATTTGGAGATTGGAATCCAGCTAACGCAAACTACGCTTTGAATAATTTTAAGCTGTATACAAGCGCTAATGGTTTTCCTGGAACTTATACAGAATATTTACTTGCTTATTCTGTTGCAAATAATGTTATAAATGTTGATGCCGCTTTAACAGCTGGAACCTTTGTTACAGTTCAATTAAAAACATTAGACGGAGGACAATACGGTCAAGGGCAAACTCAAAAAGCTTTTGGCGAGGCAGTAGAAGATAATTACGGAAGCTACGAATACATTAAATTAAACGACGCAATAGACAATTTCATGGTTGGCTATGTTGGAGATGGTAAATTAATACAAAACGCTAAAAAATCTGATGTGTTATTTTTTGCTAAAAGATCATTGCAGGAATTTAGCTATGATACATTGAAAAGTATTCACTCGCAAGAATTAAGTATACCTGAAAGCTTAAGTGTTATTTTACCTCAAGACTATGTAAATTACGTTAGAGTATCTTGGATAGATCAATTAGGAATAAAAAGAATTATATATCCAGCAAATAACTTAACAATAGCGCCTTTTGCAACACCTATACAAGATCAGGCAGGCACGCCGACGCAAGACAACTTTGGAGAAAACATTGAAGGGACTTCTATTACAACAGAAAGATGGAAGTCAGCTAACGACAATTTAATAAACGGCCAACAAGGTAATAATGTAAATGAAATTTTAGATTTTCAAAACACTTATGGCTTTAATAATAACTTTAATTGGGGAAGACAATACGGGCTTGACCCTCAAACAGCTCAAAGAAATGGGTGGTTTAATATGAATGAACGTGATGGTAAAATGTCTTTTTCTAGCAATTTAATTGGAAAGCTTATTGTTTTAGAATATATTTCTGACGGCTTAGCTTATGACTCTGATACTAAAGTACCTAAGCTTGCTGAAGATGCTTTATATGCGTCTATATTGTATTCTATGCTATCCACAAGATCTGGTCAGCAAGAGTATGTGGTTCAGCGTCTTCAAAAAGACAGAAGAGCTAAACTTAGAAACGCTAAAATAAGATTATCAAACATTAAACTTGATGAAATTGTTCAAGTTATGAGAGGTAAATCTAAATGGATTAAACACTAAAATTAAATGAACAAGT